ATAGTTAATATTTTCTTACAACAGAATTTATTATAGATTGGAGACGTATCGAAGAGGCTGTAACGAGCCTGACTCGAAATCAGGTTGTCCGCAAGGGCACGTGGGTTCGAATCCCACCGTCTCCGCTAAACAAAATAGCTTGAACCCTTGATTATTAAGGTGATTCTGGCTATTTTTTTATTCATGCAATGTATTAAAACCAACTAATAATAATTCAAAATGAGTGCAGTCACGATGTAGTCATGCAGTCAATAGTGTAGTCATAAACTAAGCTTTTCCAACTTGTTTTTTGTATTTTCTTTTTTCTCATCTAAGTGGGAATAAACTTTCATAATCATACCATAATCAGAGTGTCCCATAAGACGCTGCGCTTCCTTAAGACTAATGTCTGAATAATATAATTCAGTACAATAATTATGCCTAAAAATGTACGGAGTGAGTCCTTCTATTTTTACCCCATGAATTTCTGTTTCGTTTTTATCATTTTTCTTTTCAACCGCCGCTTTCATTTTAGATACAATATTTTCAAAAATATTATAGTATGCACTCTTAGTTCTATAATTGCCTTTGTCATCGCAAAATAGTATAAGATTTTTTGTATTTTTCATGAGTTCGTTTAATGCATCAATAACCATTTTAGGTGCTTGCATTATTCTTATACCACTTTTAGTCTTGGGGTATACAACAACTGGATTATTACCATCAAAAGTTAATGCCTTATTAATTGTTATTTCGCTATTGTGTGCGTCTATATCGCTCCTTGTTAACGCATATAATTCGCCTGGTCTAAGCCCGCACCCATATAAGGTATAAACTATGGCTTTTTCATAATCTGTAAATTCTGCTTTTTTCAATGCTGTTTTTTCAATATCTTTAAGAGGTCGACTTTCTCTTGCTATTCTTCTTGGCAATTCAATGTCTTTACACGGATTCTTAACTATTAACCCGTCATCAACAGCAGTTTCCATTATTTGTTTTATGGTTAACCTTTGAATTTCACATATTCTTGGTTTATCTAGATTTTTATTAATTTGATATTGGATATCTGATTTTGTGATGTTTTTCAACTTTTTATCGCCTAGATAAGCAAGGTGATTAGATAGAATATTTTTATACATAGATTTTGTTTTTATACCTTTAGAAGCTTTGCTAACTTCAAACCATTTTTCTGCATATTGACTAAATGTTAAACCTTTGTCATGCGCAAAAGTCCCGTGATCTAATTCATATTTGGTGGCACTCACAAGTCTTTCAAGCTCCTTGCTTGACTTTGCGTATAATGGAATACGAATGTATTTTCCATTCTCGTCAACTTTGCCCGTCGAAACCTGGGTGTGATATCTACCATCAGACCTTGGTCTATACTTATCCTCTTGTTTTTTTGCCATAATTACTACTCCTTATCTCTATTCATTCTCTCTACCATATCTAATACAAATTTGATATCATCTGGCTCTAGTTTTTTTGCAGAATCAAAAAGTATTCTCAGATTCTCATTTACCTTAAGAACTTCTAATCGCTCTTTAGATTCTTCATCTATAACATATTTTTCTTCTACGTCTTCTCCCGTTAAATATTCAAGATTAACTCCGAAATAATCAGCTAGTAATTTTAGTTTATCTCGCTTTGGGGTGCTACGTCCCATTTTCCAATCAGTTAGAGTTCCGGTTGATATTCCGGTTTCTTTAGCCACTCTATAGGCAGTTACGTTGTGAGTTTTTAACAATTCTTCGAACACTTCATACATTACAATTATGCACCTTTCACAAATAAATTAATAAGGCAAATAAACGTAATAAACGCTATTGACTATTACGGAAATCGGTGCTATTATGAAATCACACAGAAAACCGTAATATATAATCAAATATAGCACCCAATTACGTATTACTTATATTTTCCAACCTCAACAACTGGTATTATATCAGAAAACCGTAATAGTTGCAATAGTTTTTTGTAAATTCTTACAAAGAAAGGAGATAAAATGTATTTGAAATTTGAAGGATTGATTAATGAGAAAGGCATTACAGCCTATAGGGTAGCCAAAGACATAGGAATTTCACCAGGAACTCTTAGCGACTGGAAGCATGGCAGAAGCCGTCCCAAGGCAGACAAGCTTAAGCAACTGGCAGATTATTTTGGTGTAACAGTTGAATATTTTTTAGATTGAACAGGGGGTACATATATGATTTTAATGAGCATATCACAATTAGTAGAACAAGGGTGGAGCAGAACAGACTTATTACAAATAGCTAATAGTAAAAGATCGCCTGCTTTCAAAACAGGAGGTGGCGGTAAATGGATGTTTGATATGTATAAATTAGAAAAATTTATAGAAGAAAGAAGAAAAACACATTGATAAAGGAGGTACATATTGAACGAATTACAAATATTTAAAAATGAAGCATTTGGAGAAATCCGAACAGTGGAGATTGATGGTAAACCGTATTTTGTTGCGAATGATGTTGCTAAATCTCTTGGCTACATAGAAACAGCAAAGGCTATTAGGACACATTGTAAAGGGGTGTCCGAAATGGACATACCATCTAACGGTGGCATACAAAAAATGAAAGTTATACCGGAGGGTGACATTTACAGATTAATCACCAAGTCTCAATTACCGTCAGCAGAGAAATTCGAATCATGGGTATTTGATGAAGTCCTTCCGACCATCCGTAAACATGGAATGTATGCCACTGATGAACTATTGGACAACCCTGACTTACTAATACAGGTTGCTACAGCATTAAAAGCAGAAAGAGAAAAGAATAAGCAATTAGAAACAGAAGTTAAAGTTAAAAATCAACTTATCGGCGAGTTAAAACCAAAAGCTGATTATGTAGATCGAATCTTACAAAATAGTGGATTGGTAACAATAACTCAAATTGCTAAAGACTATGGTATGAGTGGACAAGCTATGAATGAATTACTTCATGAACTTAAGGTTCAGTACAAACAAAGCGAGCAATGGCTACTTTATAGTAAATATCACGATCAAGGATATACACATTCTAAGACAGTTGATATTAAGCATAAAGACGGTACACCAGACGTGAAAATGAATACCAAGTGGACACAAAAAGGAAGATTGTTCCTGTATGAATTACTTAAGACAAACGGACACTTGCCAACTATTGAGCAATTAAAATCAGCATAGGAAAGGAGGAATAGGGATGGACACAAACAAAATAAAAATTTTCAATAAAGACGGCATAAGAACAATGATAGAAATCGATGGGAATAATATGAAAAATGTAAAAAGTTTTGAGGTTAATCAAACGGCTGGTGAGATTCCAGTTTTAAAACTTGAGATTTATGCGGATGATGTGAGCATTGAAGGTAAGGCCATTTTAGACAAGCTTTATATTCAATAAAAAATAGCCAGTTAACCCAGCTATTTTATGAATTACTATTTAATAATGTTGTAGACTGGACATTCTTTTGCTATATCACATCCATTCCCATGCTTTATGTGATCGCATGTGAACAAACCTTTAACATATTGCTGGCGATCCAATGTTGAAGCGTCAATAAACGCAACTGAAATAGTAAAGTTCTTGTTTTGAGTAGGACAAAAACCAGTAACGCCTTGTACTGTATTCATAAGTATCTTCTCCTTTCTTATATGTACTCGGCTCTGCAAAGCCTGTAAGGAGATTATAACAGATTATAACAAAATATTCCATAAAGGAGGACAAGTCATGAGAGAAAACAGATTTTATTACTCCCATAAACAAAATCAAACCATACAGCAGCTAAGATATCTTAGTGAAGATGATGACGGAAAATCAAACTACATAATGACTGAAAATGGTTTGGATAAGTATACAGAATGGTGTTCCTTGCCAAACAGTAAAAGCAATTGGGATGATGCAATTTTAGTATATGAAAGCAATGAAACAGAATTAGAATTAATAGATAAAATAACAAGAAAATAAAAGGAGGACAACCTATTGAACGAATTAATTAACAAACCAAATCAAACACCAATCGAAATAGCATTGGGTATTGATGAAAATGGAATGACTACAGTTAAAAAACTTTATGAATTTTTAGAATTAAATCCTACCAATTATGCAAGATGGATAAAATCTAACATTATCGAGAATCAATTTGCAGAAGAAAATATTGATTTTCACTCTTCACCAATGACGAGTGAAGGAAAAGGCAATTTTGCAGAAAACTACAAACTCACCGCTAAATTTGCTAAAAAACTTTCAATGACAGCCAAAAATGAAAGAGGAGAACAAGCTAGAAATTATTTCACAGAGACAGAAGAAAAATTAAAAGAAGTAGTTTTAAACATGGACGGACTTTCAACTGAAATGCAAGCCTTGCTCATGCATGACAAGAAAATTAAATCAGTGATCGAGCATATCCAGAAAACCGACACCAGAGTAGGCAAGCTAGAAAACAACATGGTAATAGACTACGGACAACAGCGAGTACTAGAAAGAAAAGTTAATGAAACAGTCCTAAGGCACCTTGGCGGTAAAGGTAGTAATGCCTACAAAGAAATAAGCAAGGTGGTATTTTCCGAATGCAATAGAGACATTAAAGATTTCTTCAATGTCAACAGCCGTAACAACATACCTAATCTCAAATTTGATGCTGCAATAACCTACATAGCAAATTGGGAGCCTTGCAACAATACAAAATTAAAGATACAGGACACTAATAACCAAGTAAAAATAAGCGATATCGCATAGGAGGATTAAAAATGAAAGCAAAAGATTTAATTGGTAAGAAAGCAGTTAGAACAGCACCAGTAAGATTAACTGGAGATAGAAGTTATGGAACTACACCTATATTAATTCAAAACGTAACTGACTCACACATTGTTTACACATCGCTAGAAAATTTTTTGGATGATAGATCAGTTAGGCTACTTAACAGCATGTGGATAGATGATAATTGGACCAACTATGAATAATTAACCAAATTAAAAACTGAATATATAACCATTCAAGATGCTACCAAAGAAGAGTTAATAAAAGAACTATTCAAGAGGGTTCAGAATCAATAGGAGGGACAAGCAGTGAATTTTAAGATAAGAGTCATAGACAACATAGGATTCCGAAGTGTAGAAACTTTTGGTTGCATAGGAACAGTAATAAATGTTGTAGATGGATTCATACATGACTTAAGGGGTCATAGGTGGTTAAAACCTCATGCGCTTAGTCAGTATAGGAATGTAGAAGAAATAAATAAGGCTTTTACATCGCCGGTTCCAATGTGGTTTAATACAGAATTTGAATTAGTAGAGGATAACCCATGAAACCACTTAAATATTTTTTAAACACCACAGGAGTAATAGCATTCTTCATCACGATATTTAAAGCAATGAGTTTAGATTTCGATTCAACAGATTTTAAGAAAGTAGTGATTATATGCACATTACTAACTATTTATTGGGTTGTAGCTTTTGTATTAAACAGGATGTATTTTACGGATTAAAAAATGCCCTTAGGTGCGCCAACACCGTTCGGGCGGATTACAAAAAATGTTAAGTCTAATATAGACGGAAAGAGAGAAAAAGTCAATGAGTAATATTATAAAACTTAAAATAACTAATTTATTTGGTATTAAAGCATATGAGGGAAATGGAAAATCTGTAGAGTTATCGGGTAAAAATGGAGCTGGAAAAACTTCTGTTATTGATGCTATACGTTATGGATTAACCAATAAATCAGATCGTGATTACATAGTAAGAAATGGAGAAACAGAGGGAGAAATCCTTATCGAGACCGATAACGGCTTAAGAATCAACCGCAAGTCTCGTACTAATCAAGCTGATTATAAGAGTGTTAAAAAGAACGGTGCCGAGGTTGGAAGTCCAGAAACATTTTTGAAAGATATTTTTACTCCTTTACAACTTTCTCCTGTTGAATTCATGAACATGGACAAGAATAAACAGAATGCAATTATCCTTGACATGATCGAGTATGAATGGTCTTTAAACACTATTAAAGAGTGGTTCGGTGAGATTGTACCAGATATTAATTACGAACAGAATATCTTGCAGGTTCTGAACGATATCCAATCAGAAAGCGGTTACTACTTCCGCTTAAGACAAGATATTAACCGTGATATAAGAAATAAAAAGGCTATCGTTGAAGAAATCGGGCAGATAATTCCAGTTGGTTATGTGGCTGAACAATGGGAAAAAGCAAATCTTTCCGAGTTATTTACTAATATTGAACGCATCAGAAAAGATAATGAGACTATCGAAAAAGCCAAGGCATTAATTGATAACCGTAATAATAAAGTACGTAAATTTGAAGCTGATAAAGAAATTGCTGTTGCTGCTCTTGATAGAGAAACATCCTTTAGATTCGGAGAAATCGAAAAGGAAACTATAAGATTACAAGAACAAATCAAGGCGCTACAGGTTGAAAAAGAAGGTCTTGAAACTAAAAAAGCAGATAAGTTGGAGGTTGTTAATCAGACTTATAATGCCAATGTTGCCAAGTATGATGCAGAAATCGAAGAGTATAAACCTTATGCAGAAAAGGATCCACAGGACTTAACAGAACTACAAGAACAGGCATCAAACACGGAAAAAATGAAATCTCACCTTAACGAGTATAAGAGAATGGTTAACGTTCAGAATGAGATTGATAATTTAACGGTACAATCTTCGGATTTAACTTTAAAAATTGAAAAGGCCCGCACTTTACCTGGAGAAATTCTTCAAAATGCAACAATACCAATCCAAGGACTTACGGTCAAAGATGGTATTCCATTAATTAATGATTTACCAGTAAGCAACCTATCTGATGGAGAACAACTTGACCTTTGCATTGATGTTGCAATTCAAAAACCTAACGGATTACAAATCATTTTAATTGATGGTGTTGAGAAACTTTCTACAGACTTAAGAACAAGACTTTATGATAAATGCAAATCTAAAGGCTTACAGTTCATTGCTACTCGTACAACAGATGATGAAGATTTAACCATTACAGAAATATAGGAGGTCCATATGGAAAACGAATTAATAAAACAAGAATCACACGCATTAAGCACAGGTGTATTTTCAAGTATAGATAATTTTAAAGAAATATATGATATCGGGAAGATGTTTGCTTCATCAACTCTAGTTCCACAAGCATATCAACAAAAACCCATGGATTGCACTATAGCGGTTGATATGGCTAATCGAATGGGAATATCTCCAATGATGGTAATGCAAAATCTTTACGTGGTTAGAGGTAAACCGTCATGGTCTGGACAGGCTTGCACTGCTTTAATAGAGGGCAGTGGTAAGTTTAAAAACCTCAAACACGTCTATACAGGTGAAAAAGGTACTGACACTTGGGGTTGCTACGTACAAGCCGTTAGAATCGAAGATAACGAGGTTGTACGGGGTGCAGAAGTAACTATGGCTATGGCTAAAGCAGAAGATTGGGTTAATAAGGCAGGCAGTAAGTGGAAAACAATGCCAGAGTTAATGTTAGCTTACAGAGCATCGGCATTTTTTGCAAGAGTACATATACCAAATGCTTTAATGGGAGTTTCGGTTGAAGGTGAAGTTGAAGACATTCAAAAACCAGAAAAGAAGGAAGTCCCTATGATTTTCGAAAGCGAGGTAATCGAAAATGATACTAACTAATGAGAATTACTTTAGCAAAGAAGCAAGTCAAGAGTATTTATCAGTATCACAATATAAAAACTTTATCGGAACTATGGGAAAAGCAGGCTGTGAAGCACAGGGGGTAGCACTCTTAAATGATGAATGGGATTTCGATAATAAAACAACTGCGTTATTAGTAGGCTCTTATGTGGATGCTCACTTCGAAGGGACTTTAAATATTTTCAAAGCTCAGAACCCAGAAATATTCACTTTAAAAGGTGCTTTAAAATCTGAGTATAGACAGGCAGAAGAAATAATAAATCGTATTGAGCGTGATCCGTTATTCATGCAGTTTATGTCTGGCGATAAACAAACAATAATGACCGCCGAAATGTTCGGTAGTCTCTGGAAAATTAAGATTGATAGTTACTTAAAAGTTAAGGCCATTGTGGATTTAAAAATCATGAAATCCCTTAGAGATAGATTCTATCATAAAGACTACGGCTATATGGATTTCATCCAGGAATGGGGATATGACATTCAAGGAGCTGTTTACCAAGAAGTAGTTTATAGAAATACAGGCAAAAGACTTCCTTTCTTTATTGCTGCTGCATCAAAAGAAAAGGAAACAGATATAGAATTGATTTGGGTTCCGGATGAACATCTAAGAGAAAAGCTTATAGAGGTAGAACAGAACACACCTAAAATAATGATGCTGAAAAATAAAGAAGTACAGCCAATTAGGTGCGAAACATGCGATTACTGTAAGCATACTAAAATACTTACAAAAGCTATACACTTTTCTGAATTGCTAGGTGAAGTATGAAAAGCATTGTAACAGAATACACGGACATATGTTTCTTTTGTGGTAAACCTGCGGAATGTGAACATCACCTTGTATTTGGAAAAGGTTTAAGAGACTTGGCGGATCAAGATGGTTTAAAAATTCCATCCTGTAATAATCATCACAATATGGGTGGCAATACAGAAAAGATACATGAAAACCCTGTAGCTGAAAGACTTTCTAAAATGCTAGGACAGGCTATTTGGGAGAAACATTATGGAACTAGAGAAGATTTTCGTAAAAGATACGGACAATCTTATCTATAGATGCTATTAACAGTGTGTACCAAAACTATACATATCACAATGTCGTTTCTGGTGCTAAACCTAACCCTTATCTGGTGGCTCTATGCCACTGGAAGAAAGGAGATCAATGCAGTATAAAGTAATTTTACCTGGTAAACTTCCAAATCTAAATGACTACTTAAAAGCAGAAAGACAAACATTTAGGAAAAATGGAAAATTTACTACTAAGGGTAATGAAATGAAACAAAATTCACAAGACCTCATAATTTGGCAAATAAGGCAACAATTACGAGGATTACATATAAATAATCAAATAGATATCCATTACATGTTCTATGAACCAAATCCAAAGCGAGACAAGGACAATGTAGCATCATTTTGTATGAAAGTTTTCCAAGATTCCTTAGTCTTGGCAGGCGTAATAGATAATGATGGGTGGAAAAACATAAATGGATTTATGCATGAATTTGCAGTTGATAAAAATAATCCTCGTATTGAATTTTTACTTACGGAGGTTGATTAGATGGCAGATGTTAAATGGATTAAATTCTATGTCAGTATTCTAACTGATCCTAAAATCAAAAGAATAAGACGAATGCCGGATGGTAATACAATTGCTTTGATATGGGCTTATTTACTTGCGCAGGCAGGCAAAAGCAATAAGGATGGAGCAATCTATTTCACTGATGAAATTCCTTATTCAAATGTTGACTTTGCAGAGGACTATAATTTTAATTTGAAAACTGTAGAACTTGCAATTATTACTTTTGAAAGATTCGGTATGATAGAGCTTTACGACGGTATAGTTTACGTGAAGAATTGGGAGAAGTACCAGAATACAGACGGGCTTGAAAAGATGAAAGAGCAAAACAGAATAAGACAGTCGAGGTATAAAGAAAAGCAAAAATTACTGCAAAATAACGTTATTAGTAACGTTACTGATAACGACGAAGTAACGCAAGGTAACGCAATAGATATAGATATAGAAATAGATAAAGAAATAGAAGAAGAAAAAGAAATAAAGAAAGAGAAAAAGAAAAGAAATAAAGAAGTGGTCACTTACGTTCCCGATGTGTTATTAAACCAAACTATCAATGACTTTATTGCTTCAAGAAAAAAGAAGTCACCTATGACTGATAAAGCAATTGAATTGATAATTAAAAAGCTAGATGAAATGACAAACGATAATGATGAAAAAATACAGATTATCAATCAATCAATTATGAATGGGTGGAAAGGTATCTTCCCTCTAAAGAATGGATATAACAAGAAACCAACAACCGAAGAATATGCTAAGAAATTGGAGGAATGGGCTAATGGATAAAGAAGAATTTAAAAAGATTGCAATAGCAATTAAAACCTCTTTCCCAGATTCAAATGTATTACAGGATTCATCGGCAATGGATATATGGTTTATGATGCTATCAGATTTGCCGTATGAAGTAGCTCAGGCAGCAACACTAGAATATATCAGTACAAATAAATTTCCTCCCAAAATTGCGGATATCAGAGAAAAAAGCAGTGGATATTTAAATGCACCAATTAGTGATTGGAGTGAAGCTTGGGAAACGGTATTAAAACTTATTCGTAAATTTGGGTACATGGAAGAAATGCAGGCCTTAGCAAATATGGATGATATTACAAGGACATGTGTTAAAAGATTGGGATATCAAAATATATGTATGAGTGAATATATAACAGCAGACAGAGCAAACTTCCGTGATATTTATGAAAATGAAGCCAAACGCAGGAGAGAGCAAAGCAAAGTTCCTTTGCAATTACAAAGCCAAAGACGGCAAATGATGGAACAATTAATAGAAAGTACAACAATACAAATAGAACAGCATATAGAGCCATCACAGGAGCTTAAGACAGCAAACATGGATAAGGTATCGGACATGCTAAATAATTTAAGGAGGAGCAATCCAGAATAGGCAGGTGTCTCATGAAAGAAAATTATTACGCCTTAATAGCTGCAATACTAGGAGATATATCTGTAGATCAGAGCATAGCAAGAATGGGCCTGCAAGAAAGAAAAATAACTAACCGTAAAAAGTTCGATCAAGATGAAAATAGAATTATGACAGAACTTAGAGACAAAGGCATGACATATGCTGCAATTGGTGAATTATATAATTTAAGCGCAGGGTCAATAGATCACAGAATAAGGAGCTACAGAAATGGACAGAAAAATAAAAACATGCCCATACAGTAAACCAACTAAAGAACAATGTTTCAACTGCACTCTTCCAGATTGCTACCGAGAAGAAGGAAGGGACGAAGCTGAAAGAATTGCATTATATCGCAGAATGCATCCAGACAAGACAAGAGAAGCAAGGCAATCACAATATATAAAAAACAGAGAAAGAGAAATTGCTTATTCCAGCGCTAAATATCAAGAACTAAAAAATAATCCAGAGTTTCGCAAGGAAAGAGCAGAATATTTAAGGGAATACAGAGCCAAGAAGAAAAGGGAGAAGGTAGAAAAATGATAGAATATGCAACAACAGAGTACACAATAGAACTAACAGAGGAACAAATAGAAAAGCTTGCAGAATTAACAGGTAGGGATATAGAGAGTTCCGAAGAGGTTGAATGGGCGATCGGTGTAATACTGGGAGAATTATAAAAGGGAGAAGGTGGGGTAAGTGAGAGAAATTATAGTTGATAACTTTGCAGGCGGAGGTGGTGCCAGTACTGGTATAGAACTTGCGACTGGAAGAAGTGTAGATATAGCAATTAATCATGACCCAGAAGCTATTAAAATGCATAAGGCCAACCATCCTAGTACAGAACATTATTGCGAAAGTGTTTGGGATGTAGACCCTATTAAGGCTTGCAAAGGTCGCAAGGTTGGTCTGGCTTGGTTTTCCCCTGATTGCAAGCATTTTAGTAAGGCAAAAGGCGGTAAGCCTAAAGACAAAACAATACGAGGATTAGCTTGGGTAGCACTAAGATGGGCCGCACTTGTTAGACCAAGAGTGATCATGCTAGAAAATGTAGAAGAGTTTAAGACTTGGGGTCCACTGAACCGCAGACATAGACCAATTAAAGCCAAACAAGGAAAAACATTTGAAAAGTTTGTAAACCAACTCAGAAATTTAGGTTATCAAGTGGAATTCAACGAATTAGTAGCATGCGACTATGGAGCGCCGACAAAGCGAAAAAGATTCTTCATGGTTGCAAGGTGTGACAGCAATGCAATTTCATGGCCAGAGCCTACACATGGAGAAAGAAACAGCAAAGAAGTCATAAAGGGATTACTGGAGCCTTATATTCCTGCACATGAATGCATAGACTTTTCTCTTCCTTGCCCTAGTATATTCGATTCATCAAAAGAAATAAAAGAAAAGTACGGATTAAGAGCAGTAAGACCATTAGCAGACAAAACATTGAACCGTATTGCCAGAGGAATACAGAAATTTATTATTGATAATGCTGACCCTTTTATTGTGCAAATAGGGCAAACTGGATTTAGCAAGGACAGGAGCTACTCATTGCAAGAACCATTAACAACAATTGTATCAAAAAATGAACACTGCTTAATTACTCCATGCCTAGCTGTAAATACAACTAATCATATAGGCGGAAAAATTGACGATCCACTTCATACCATCACAACAGGTGGACACCATGCATTAATAGCACCTGCACTTATTCAATACCATTCCGAGACAACCAAAGACAGTGTAAGAGGACAAGAACTACAAGAACCAATAATGACCGTGGATAGCTCAAACAGATATGGACTTGTAACATCATTCTTAAGCAAATTCTATAAAACAGGTATAGGACAAGACCTAAGAGAACCTTTACATACAGTCACAACCTCAGCCGGACATTTCGGAGAGGTAAGAGCGTTTTTGATTAAATATTACGGTCAAGGGACAGGACAAAAGATAGAGGAACCATTAGACACCGTAACAGCAAATGACAGATTTGGACTTGTTACGATTCATGGAGTGGATTATCAGATTGTTGATATAGGACTCAGAATGTTAGAACCAAGGGAACTCTACAATGCACAAGGCTTTCCAGAGGATTATATAATCGACAAAGACCATAAAGGGAAAGAATATTCGAGAACTGAACAGGTAAAAAGATGTGGTAATGCAGTACCGCCACCATTTGCAAAAGCTTTAGTTAAATCAAATCTACCAGAGCTATGCACTGCTGAAAGAATGCCAAATTTAAGAATCGATGATAGCCAAGACCAATTGAAATTTGCTTAACAATAGATGAATGGTTAGGAACCTAACCAGGAAGGAGAAAGAATGAGCGATTTAATAAGCCGAAAGGCAATAATGGAAGAAATAAATAGTCTTACAGTAACCATAACAGGACTAAGAGCTGGAAAGGGAGTATTAAGCCAGTTTGCAGTGGAATATAAGAAATCGATACTTAAGATAATAGATGAAGCGCCTACTGC